GGGGACACGCTGGAAGTCATTCTCTACTGCGGACCGTGTGGGCACGAAGGGGAATACGAAATGTCCCCGAATCCTTTCATGGATGTGGGCAAAATTGACAGTTACGGGGCACTGGTGAATGCATATCGCAAGGAGACGAATAACTGGCCCACGGAATCGACAATGACGATGATGAAGGAAATAAAATAATGAATCGACCACCGGAACAGACACTACTACTATATCTCCCTAGCGTGGGGAGTCTGATGGACACTCGCTGCATGGTTGTCTATCCTGCACTTGCACGGTCAGAGCATATTCCTGACTTCGGTGCAGGGACATATCTGGGAGATGTGTCCGAGGAGTGGGCATTGTCTCTCTCGGATGAAGACAAAAAGGCCGTGGGCATCGTGGACGGGCATTCCGATGCAGGACTTGAAGACGATGAGGAGACGAACCTTCACGAATACATTTCTGCGGGAGTCGATCCGAATCATTTGCATCTGCTGCCCTGGTACAGAGTCGAAATTCTCATGGAAGAACAAGGAGTGGAAGTAAAATAATGACGACAGAACAACAAGCGATAGCCATGGAAATGAATGTAGACTCATGCCCTATGTGCGGGGACACAGGAAAGATTCAGGTGTTGATCGAACATTCGGACACGGACAAGACGATCTTTGTGGATGAGTGTGCCTGTGGTGTATTGAGTACGCGAGATGAGGAGAGCAATTAGACATGGCAACAGTAAATATGGACAAAATCATTGACAATCTTCCCCAGTCTCCTGAAGAGGCTCGGGATAGTGTGGTCAAGGCTTTGCTGATTGACAAGAACATGAAATGCAAAGGGTGTAGCATGGTCTACACGACTGCGGGTGACATGGAGAAATTGTCGGTCACCAAGTATAGTGGTATGACTGATCCGGATTCGATGACGGTGTTCCTGGAGTGCGGGAGTCAGGCAAGGGCTCAGGCTGGAGGGAATTCCAAAGGTTACTGTGGGCATGAGGGAACGCACACCTTTCGCCCGAACCCCTTTATTATGTCACGGCGAGGAGCCTTTTAGTATAATGTATCGATATAATGTAGTCCCCGATGGGTCGATCAATCGGTGGAGAATTTACGACAACCAGGAAAGCAAATTGCTGGAACAAGTGTTCTCTTCTCGGCACAAGGCAGAGGTGAGAATGAAGGAGCTTTCTGCAACAATGTCGAATCCTGGTTCATCCGTGAAGCCTACCACTAGTAGCGACTTTTCGGAGGAGATCAAGAAAGTAATGGATACTGTGAGCCCTCGGAAGAAAACCCCTCGGCAGTCCGCTCAGGTCGTGATGGATGTGATCGGAACCCCCGAAAAAAATCGGGAGACCCTAGTCAAAGCCCTGTTCTTGGACAACATGAACATGACCTGTACGAGTTGTAATCTGACCTACAAGGATGGGGCAGATTTGGAACAGCTGGCCATTACTCGGTATATTGATGTGGACAATCCGGATGGGATGACTGTGGACTTGACCTGCCATTGCGGGCACTCGGGAATGTATACCTTTAAACCGAACCCGTTCATTATGGCCAATGTGTCTCATGATGCATATGGAACTGGTGAAAGTGGCTCATAAAGACTATATATTACTGTTAGCGGGGAAGTCGCAGCGAGCGAAACGGTTGATTCGGGATCATGGCAAACGCTGGACCGTCAAAGAGCGAGCCGAGAACTGGTTTTCGCCCGACGGAACGACTGATGATAAGACCGGGCTGCGGGTAGAGAGCATTGGGTGTATATGCCAGACCTGTATCGTGGCAAAGTCGCAGCATTCTATGTGGATCTTTGCAACGGAAGACAAGGAATATCGAATAAGTGAAATACAACGAGAAAAAGAGTCTGAAGGAGATTGAAAAGTATATTGAGTCTACCTACGGTCAGCATTATGTTGGCAAGAACGAATTTCAGATTCAAGACCTTCTTCACTCTATCGATATTGCCGTGCCTTTTTGTCAAGCCAGTGCAATGAAGTATCTGGCCAGGCTAGGCAAGAAAGAAGGCTTCAATAGAACAGATCTGTTGAAGGCTGCACATTATGTTATTCTATTGATGCACTTTAGTAAGGAAAATGAAAATGATAAGAACAGCAACGATTGAAATTTTGAACGAAGGGGAAAAGGTCCTCGGGTCTCCGACATACGGAAGCTATATGGTCCGGGAGTACGAGGATGAAGAAGAGCTAGGCGGAAGTTTCTATGAGACAATGGAAGAAGCAGAAGCCCATGTAAGGGAATTCCAAAAAGACGATGAATAAGAAAAATACTGCACGACGACACGAACGAAAGCGGCATGAAAAGCTGGAACGGAGTCGGATCACTCGCAGAAAAAATATTAAAAGAAATCGGGACTGGAAGAGAGAGTGCATCAGACGCTCGCGGGTGCCTGACGAAGAACCCGAAGACGATAAATAATAGAATTTCATAGTATTAAAAAGAAGGAGCTTTATGATAAATTCTATCATTCCGAAACATAAGTATAACCTGCGCGAGAAGTATTCCGATGCCATTGAAGATTGTGTATCTACTGCATCAGAAGAAATCAGCAAAGTAATTGAAGGTCACTATCATATTGAGGACGGTGAGGTCCCCGATATGATTACAAAGCGGGTCGAGAACATTCTTTTCGACTACGTTTACATTCCCCTTGTCATGGGGAAAGATTAATAAAAAGGAACCATATGATATGATGAGCGAAATTGATCGTGACTATTTTAACAGTTGCATGAACGAGTATTATGACGGGCTTTCTGTAGAAAAGAAGCACAGTTATATCAAGACAATCCTTGGGCATGATATTGTCCGAGTGGCGTTCACGAAAGTGGATGGATCGAAGCGGGAAATGTATTGTACTCTCCAGAATGAATTTATTCCGGATCACAAGCAGTATTATTCCGATGATGAAGGTTCTCCTAGAAGCAAGCAAAGCGAATCAACTGTTTCAGCTTTTGATCTAGAGAAAACCGATTGGCGATCTTTCAGAATTGACAGCGTAGAAGATTTTGGTGTCGTCCGAGAAGAAGACCTTCAGTTTACCTACGAAAAATCCGAATGGGACGATGTTCCTTTCTGATAGAATGACTATATACTACTATAGTTATTATTGTATTTTATTACAGAGTGGCGGTGGATTGGACCTTAGCGGGTTCAACCTCTCACCCCCCAAAATGAGTCTGCCGCCACTCTCTTTATATAAAAAGGAATTGTGAATTGAAGCTAGAAGTCCCTATCGAAAGAATGCGAAAGAAGAAAATCTTTGTGGCTACTCCTATGTACGGGGGGCAATGTCATGGCATGAATTCCAAAGCCTGTATTGATCTTCAGGCTATGGCACTTCATCATGGTATTGAAATCAAGTTTTTCTTCTTATTCAACGAGAGTCTAATTACCCGAGCCCGGAACTATCTAGTCGATGAGTTTATGCGGTCCGGGTTTACGCATTTAATGTTCATTGATTCGGACATATGTTTCAACCCGAATGATGTCCTGTGTCTGGCTGCACTTTCAGACGAACTAGACCCGGAAGATGACCATGATATTGTATGCGGCCCGTATCCTAAGAAGTGTATTGCCTGGGAACGCATCGCAGCCGCAGTCAAGGCTGGATTGGCCGACGAGGACCCGGGAAGATTAGAACAATTGGTAGGCGATTATGTCTTTAATCCCGTAGGGGGCACGAATCGTATTCATCTTGGTGAACCAGTAGAGGTTCTTGAAGGTGGAACTGGATTCATGATGATAAAGCGTCAGGCGTTTGAGACATGGGCAGAAGCCTATCCAGAACAATTGTATACCCCTGACCATAACAGATCTGAACACTTCGACGGCTCGCGAAAGATCACGGCTTATTTTGACACGGTAATTGACCCGAATCAGAATCGTTATCTCTCAGAAGATTATATGTTCTGTCAATGGTCGCGAAACATTGGGCTAAAGGTTTGGATGTGCCCGTGGATGAATATGGTCCATGTAGGAACATTTAATTTTGCCGGTAATATGCAAGCCATTTCTCAAGTGCCTAATGCATCTCACGGGGGGATGATCGATCAACAGGCAGTTCAGGCTGCTGGGCAGACGCCATGGAATCCTGGTATTCCTAAACCACAGGCGACTCTCGGGCTCCCTGGCGGGCCAACTGTTCCGATGCTCCCACCGCCTCAGAATTTTGGCGGCGGGCAGTTTACTCCGCCTGTAGCCAATGAAGAAATGAAGAATCGGGCTGAACGCCGAAGGGAAGAAATGAAGAAGAGGCGAGAAGCTAAGAAGACGAAAAAGAAAAAGGCTGCCAAGAAATCTTCTGCCAAAAAGAAAAAAGCGGCCGCGAAAAAGAAAAACACTTGACATTTTCTGAAAAAATGCTATACTATATGTAACGAATTTGAATGAAGGATCTATACTATGAAGATTTCTAACGAAACCATTAACGTATTGCAGAACTTTACCACTATCAATAATGGATTGCTAGTTGGCACAGGCAATACTCTCAAAACAATTTCACCGAGCAAGACTCTCTTGGCATCGGCCGAGGTTTCGGAAACCTTTGAAACAAAGTTTTGCATCTATGACCTGTCCCAGTTTTTGGGCACGGTGAGCTTGTTTGATTCGCCAGACTTTGAGTTTGGTGATAATTCAGTAGAGATTTCTGAAGGCGAAACCAATCTGGTATATGTATATGCAGATCCCAATACTATTGTCACCGTTCCAGACAAGAAGTTGGAATGTGATTCTGATATTGCATTCGATTTGCCTTGGGCAGATTTTGATCGTCTTCAAAAGGCCGCTAATGTTCTTGGGCTTCCCAATCTAGTTATTACTAAAGAATCTTCACGCGCAGGGGTACCTAGGAAGCCTTCTCATCTTGTGGCCATGGCTACCGATGTCAAGAATAGTACATCGAATATCTTTAAGATCAATCTGGGTAATACTCTTCTTGGAGAGGAGTCTTCTTTCAAGGCTGTGATTAAGTTTGATAACCTGAAGTTTCTTCCCGACGATTATCATGTCACGATTTCAACCAAGGGCGTTTCACTTTTCTCTGGTAACAGGGCTGAGTATTTTGTGGCCGTCGAACAAAACGAATCTGAATTTAATAATATCTAATACACATATACAGAAACACACATATACAACATGAATAATAAAGATCAGTTTTTATGGGTCGAGAAGTATCGGCCCAAGACAGTTGACGAATGTATCCTTCCCAATAACCTAAAGAATACATTCAATCAGTTTGCCGAGAACGATGCTCTCCCGAATATGATTCTGTCTGGTGGGCCTGGCGTAGGAAAGACTACGGTAGCAAAGGCCCTTTGTGAAATGACCGGGGTTGATTATCTTATAATTAATGGGTCAGAAGAATCTGGCATCGATGTCCTGCGTACTAAGATCAAGCAGTTTGCATCGACGGTCAGCTTTACCTCCTCGCGCAAGATGGTAATTCTTGACGAGGCTGATTACCTTAATCCGCAGTCTACTCAACCGGCTATGCGTGGGTTCATCGAAGAGTTTGCCGGTAACTGTGGATTCATCTTCACCTGCAATTTCAAGAATCGTATTATCGAGCCGATTCATTCTCGATGCTCAGTTTTCGATTTTAAGATTGCGAACGGTGATAAAGCCAAACTGGCTTCCCGTTTCATGAAGCGAGCCATGGACATTCTTGAAAAAGAGAACATCGAATATGACAAGAAGGTCGTGGCTGAATTAATCACCAAACACTTTCCGGATTATCGTAGAGTCCTGAATGAGCTTCAACGATACTCGGTAGGCGGCACGATTGATACTGGCGTTCTTGTTCAGATTGCCGATATTAATCTGGGTGAATTGATGGCTGCTCTGAAGGACAAGAATTTCAAAGAGATGAGATCCTGGGTTGCATTGAATGTGGACAATGACCCACAGAAGATTTACCGAAAGATTTATGACACTCTATACGATTATCTCAAGGCGTCTGCGATTCCTCAGACGGTAATTACACTCGCGGACTATCAGTATAAGTCTGCGTTTGCGGCCGATCAAGAATTAAACTTGGTAGCGTGTTTGACCGAACTGATGGTTGAAGGCGAATTTAAATGAACCATACAATTGAAAATATTATATCTAATAAACTTATGAATGATGTTCGACATATGGGTACTTGGGACTTAAACGACCCTCGTTTAGTTGCCTGTGGAAATGTTGATAGAAATGTTATTTACGATATGCCCGGTTGTTGGGTTTATGCGATTTACCCATCAGAAATGCTACCAAACCTGACCCAAGACCCAATGGATTTATTTAATCAACCAGGTCTTAAAGATGGGAAAATTGGTTCTACAGGAACGGGCAAAGGTACGGTTGATAAAAAAAATCCGTTTCATGTTCATAACGGTAAAGGCACTAGGTATAAGCCGGCACTAAAGAATAGACTAGACACTTATAAGAGCGCGGCTAAAAATCCTAAAAAGGGATATATGTGGATGCGGGATGAAGCGGGTAATAGCATTCTTAGGCGAGGTGAGCGTTGGTGTGTTTCGCTTTATTATATTGAAAATACTGACAATGTAAATAAAACCTCGGCCGCACGGACGCTTGAACAATTGTTTATTTTTGTTGCCCAGGTAATTCATCGGGTCATTCCTACGGGAAATCTTGCAGAACAAAATCAGTATCGACATCAAGACGGGTCTTTTTCTTCTAAGAATAGAGACTTGCATATTGGAGCCAATGAGGGGTCTACTCTTGTGGGGATGTTTAAATGAAAGAAATTATATGTTGCCATATACCTATTTAATCAAATGTCCCAATGGGAAACAATACTACGGATACCGTTATGCCAATGAGGTTCCCCCTAATGAAGACTTATGGAAAGTATATTTCACTAGCTCAAAGCTCATTAAAGAATTGCGTGAACAGTACAATGATGATTCTCAATTTGTGGCTATTGTGGACAAGGTATTTGAAACGGCTGCTGATGCAAGAGCATATGAGGAAAAGTATCTGACAGAGAACAATTGCGTCGAGTCGGATGACTGGTTGAATAGGGTTAATTATGGGCACAAGTGGCACTATAGACCTGAAACTGAAGAAGAGCATCTTGCCGCGAGTGAACGGTTGAAGAAATACTATGAGGAAAATCCTCATCCGTGGACAGGAAGAAACCACTCTAAAGAAACTATAGAGAAAATTCGTGCAACCAAAACAGGAACCAAAGCTACAGAAGAAACCAAGAGAAAGAAGAGTATAGCAGTAACAGGAGAAAATAATCCTATGTATGGAAGAAAACAATCTGAAGAAACCAAGAGAAAGATCGCTACAAAGGCAAAGGGAAATAAGCATTGGTTAGGAAAGCACCATACAGAAGAAACCAAAAGGAAGATGAAAGGACATCCAGTTTCTGAAGAAACCAAAAGGAAGATTAGTGAAAGCCATAAGAGGCGCCATGCTGCGATAAAGGCGAAATCATCAAAAGCGACTAACACTCTAGAAAAGTTCATCAAGGAGTAACAAAATGGACATAGTAAAATGAAAATGAAAACACCAAAACGATTGGTTAAAAAATAGAAAGGCCGCACAAAAATGCCCTATATCAACAAAGAACAACGCGAACTAATCGACGGGCCCTCTGAGTTTACTACTCGGTATGGGTTGGATACTTTTCTCTTTAAGTTGGATAAGCTAAGGGAAAATGAATACCCAGATGACCGAATTGGCTGGGCCCCTGGAACCTTGAATTATATTATCACCCGACTATGTGATTACTGGTGTCGTGATATGAGCGGGGAAGCCAACTACGAAAAGTACAACGGCGTCATTGGTGTGCTAGAATGCGTCAAGCAAGAACTTTATCGGAGGCAAATTGCTCCGTATGAAGATGAGAAGTGTGAAGAAAATGGAGATGTGTACAGAAATGGAACGACGAAGTAAGAACCTGAAGCCTGTGATATATATTGCAGGTCGATATAGTGATGGTGGCCATCTAAACAACGAAGAGAAGTGGAAGAATCGTAATATTCTTCGCTACTACTCTATCAAATTTATGAAGCGAGGATATGCAGTCATCTGCCCAATCGAAAACGACGAATGGGCCTATGAAGACGGTATCATTACATACGAGGATACCCTTGCATCTGATTTGGCCATCATTGATAAGTGCGATGCAATTTTCTTTTGCCCTGGTTGGGAAAAAGGAAAGGGAACAATGGTCGAGCATAATTTTGCCGAGAAGAATGACATTAAAATTCTGACAGAAGTGCCGAAGAGGAAATAGAACATGGCAAAGCTCGGTGATTTTCTCACAGCCATAAACCAATCTAAAAAGAATCTCATGGACGAAGACCCTATGACGGAGAAGGAATATCTTCCGTTTGTAGTTAATCGGACTCTTTCGTACTTTCTGGATACAGTATTGTATGCAAATGAGGCTAATATCAGGAATACGGCCGATAAGAAACTTCAATTTGACCTATTGCTAAATAGTATTAGATCCAATAGACGATTTAGTAGATGGTTGAAGCCTGATGAAAATAAAGACATAGATGCTATTAAAGAATATTATGGTTATAGTAATCAGAGAGCAAAGGAAGTCTTAGACCTTCTGACGGGCGAACAACTGTCATTTATTCACGGACGATTAAGTAGAGGTGGATTAAAAAATGACAGACGAGAGAAAGGTCGTACCAGTTGACCTAAATGATTTAGTCGAGATTGAATTAGAAGAGCAGGACGATTTCTTAAAAATTCGCGAGACACTTACTCGCGTAGGCGTGGCCAGCCGAAAAGATCAGACCCTATTCCAGTCATGCCATATTTTACATAAAAAAGGCAAGTATTATATCGTTCATTTCAAAGAGTTATTTGCCCTAGATGGTAAACCTACTAACCTGACAGAGAATGATATTGCACGAAGAAATACCATATCAAATTTATTGGCCGAATGGGGATTGTTATCATTAACCGATGTAGAGAAATCGAAATCCCCTTCGGTAACATTAAGCCAAATTAAGATTATCCCATTTAAAGATAAAGGTGAGTGGAACTTAGAGTCCAAATATAATATAGGAAAGAGAAAATTTTAAATGGTCAAAAGTGTTCATATTCGTTCAATGACAGCTAATGTTATTCCATCTCCCCCCTTGTGTTATCATAAATTAGACCATAGGGTCAAGGATCTTTTTCGGGCTACTTCAGGGTCGGCTTGTTTTGATATTGCTGCTCATATGCCATATGACGGATCAGTAACCATAGATTTAAATGAGCGAGTATTAATTCCTACTGGCATAGTATTTGATATTCCAGAAGGGCATTCTGTTCGACTGCATCCAAGATCTGGGCTAGCTTTTAAAAAGGGTCTGACGCTTGTAAATGCAGAAGGTATAATTGATTCTGATTATGTAGAAGAAGTCTTTGTGGCTCTTCATAATATTTCGGGTAAAGAACAAATTGTCGCGCACGGAGAAAGGATAGCACAGGCTGAGATGGTTAGGTCGCTTGTGCATAAAATCTTTCAAACTGACGAAAGGCCCGAAAGAAAAACCTCGCGAATTGGAGGTTTTGGCTCCACCGGTACTAAATAATAACAAAGGGCGAATGCCGATGTTCGGGTTTGCCCATAAATTGAATCTTGCTTTCTATAAGGAGAAAATAATATGGTCACCACAAGATTTACCACGGAACACCTCCCCACGATTGTTACTCAACTGAGAAACGATCCATTCCTTCTGGGATTCGATCAACTTTTTGATCGCCTCATCTCTTCTGGAGTAGGCACAGCCCAGGCAACTTCATATCCTCCGTACAATATTGTAAGGAACGATAATTCTGATAGCTTTGCTATTGAGATTGCCCTGGCTGGATTTGCAGAAAAGGACATTAAGGTCACGGTAAAGGAAGAGACTCTTACTGTCGAATCTGCCAAGGATCATGATGCCGATTCTGCTGTGTATGTTCATCAAGGAATTGCAGCGCGTAATTTCAAACGTTCATGGACACTCAGCCCGACCATCAAGGTAACAGAAGCCTCTTTTGTAAATGGGCTTCTTATTGTGTCCTTGGTGAATGAGATCCCCGAGGAAAAGAAGCCAAAGACAATTACTATCAATGGCCCTGAGGTTGGAACTCCCGTACAACTAAATGATTAGTGTATAGCGAAAAGGAAGGTTTGCCGCCTTCCTTTTCGCATACATAATAGTGTATATATTATGATAGAATTTATAAAACCTAAAAGACAAATTGACCGAGTATTCCTTCATTGTTCTGCCTCTTCAAGACCAGACCATGGAAGCGTTGATATAATCAAGGCTTGGCATCTTCAACGAGGATGGTCCGATATTGGTTATCATTACTTTCTTCCTTTTAATGGCGAGATTCAAATTGGAAGAAGTCTTGAAAACAAACCAGCAGCACAGGCTGGGCATAATACCGGAACTATAGCCATATGTCTTCATGGGTTACTCAAGATAGATTTTACATATAATCAGTTCGATGCATTGCAAGGGTTTTGCAAGCAGATAAACAATGCCTATTCAGGAAAGATTTCTTTTCATGGGCATTGCGAAGTCTCAGAAAAGCCTTGCCCTGTTTTTGATTACAAAGAAGTTTTGAATCTGAGTGATAGTGGCTATCTTAAAATTAATAATAAGTTGCCTCTTTTAGATTTGTTCGATACAGGCATAGAAGTTATTACGCTCCAGAAACAGTTGAACATTTTTCTGGACAAGTATAATACTCATATTAATGTGGATGGAATATTTGGGCAGTCTACAGCCCAAGTAGTAATATTTTTTCAGATGGAGGTTGGGTTAACCCCAGATGGAATTGTTGGACCAAAAACTAGGTTGGCATTGCCACCAATAATAGAATAGGAGAAATGAATAATTATGGCCATTAAAATTTTGAGATTGCTATCTGGAGAAGAGGTGCTTGGGGATGTGTTTTATGACAAGGAAAAGGAAACTTATTTAATTAAAGATCCTGTTGTCCTAAGATGGATGCCAACAAAGGACGATCCAGAAAAGCCTACGCTGAATATTGCCAGTCTGATTCCCCATGCAGACGAAGATGATATTACTATACAGGCCCAGCACGTTTTATTTAAAATAACACCATTGGAAGAATTGGTCAACGAATATAATTCGGTATATGGGTCTGGGATTATTAGGCCACCAAAAAATGAGTTGATTAGTTAAAGGGACTGTGCTCCT